GTTTCTTGGCCATATAAGTTTTGTATTGTCGTCTATACGCATACAACTCAATAAACATTTTATCCTGTTCCCTAACCCCGAATCAATTGTAGATACTATCATTTCAACAACTCCTAAAATGTTGCCAGTCTTTTAATTTCATGTGTTCGACAAAACATTGTTCGGCAATAAAACTCCTCATTCCTTGAGGCCAACATCTGTCGTGTATTTCTATCTCTTGTCCATTCCAAGAACACCATTTTTCTGTACTGAATAAATTACCATCGATGGAAAATTTCTTGACCATTGGTCGAGTGAATCCATAAAAGAAACCATTTAATGCATATCCTTGTCTTCCGTCCCAAGAATCATTTGTAGTTTCAATTAACTTATCCCCTGCAATTTCTCGTCTTTGATGATGTGTAGAAACACCTTCATCGTTTGAAACTGGCCCATAAATTGAAATGTTCTTGTACTTATGATTCCATATGGCATCTACAAAATCATTAATGGTTTCGTTTATTACCAAATCCTCATTTGTGTTAAAGATAACATCGCATTTATTTTCTACCGCCTCTCTTATCCCCATATTCCATGCGTTTGTTAATCCGCCGATTGATTGGTCTTCGATATAATGATAATGAAAATTGGATGGAAGTGATGATTCGTCTAATTGATTTTCTGATTCATTATCCACAATAAAAACTTCATACGGATACTTACAAGAGTTCTGAACCGATAGTAAATAATTCTTCAATAACTCTCTACCATTTGGTCGAATCTTTTCGCTGTAATGATTCGTTACTACAAATCCGACTTTAACTTGTGGCTGAGTTTGTTCCATAGGATACAACCTCCTGCGTTTCATGGTCGATGAGTGTCAGGCAATTTCTGTTATTGTTTCTATAACATGACACCGAACCACCTAGTTTTGCAAATTGGGTGTTAGATTGCCCTACAATGTAATCACAGGACGATAACAGTTCAATTATCTTGATACCTGTCATTGTTTCTTCTTTTCTTAATTCAGGATTATCTGATACTAATTGCCAGTTTGCATTGTCGTATCTCTTTTCTAGGTCATCTTGTATAAATTCCAATCCCGAATAATTCTCTACAAGTTCGTGATATGGTTCTGGTGAATCGCTTGTGACAAATACCTTTTTGATTCCTGTTTCGTCACTTATTCTTTGCACTTCTCTCATATAACTTTCAAGAAGAACATACTGATTCTTGCCTGTTTCAATTCCCTTGTCGCCTCTACGAACATGCAATCCAATCATAGGACTAGACCATCCAATGCCTTCTTTTACTTCATTGTTTTTATCTGTATATTCTGGTAAAGGAATAAACTGCGATATAATCAAACCAGAAAAATACAAGTATCCATTTTCCTCGTTGGCATGAATTGGGTCACACCAACATTGATATTTGTCTTTGTTTGGAGAATTCCAATATTCATTAAAATCAAAGTAACATACTTTAGAATCTTGAAGATTGCTAAATGAAAATTTATGTACATCAGGATTTTTACTCAATACTTCTTCTAGTGTATATTTCGATGTTGGTTCGTAGCATTCATCATATAGCGAGCCGGCATTTCTAAAAATAATAGTTCGGTCGAATACCTGTCCAAGTTGATATGCAAGTTTTCTTCTTGCTACCATTGCACCAAAACCACCCGGTTCAATATCGGCAATTAAAAACTTGGCATCTTCAAACTGTCTTTTGAATTGTCTGTCTTGAATTTGTTTTTCAATTGTTAATTGTAATGCAGTCATCTATTTTTTCGCTCCAATAATCGAACCATAAGTTATCCATATTATACACTCCTTGTGCATACTTGTCCATCATTTCTTTATATTTATGTTCGATTTTTTCATCCGTAATTTCTTTCCAATCATCTATGAACCATATCGGTAAATCATAAAATTCTTCCATTGATTTATGTTTCTTTACAATCGGAAATGAGCCTAATATAAGTGTCTGCCAAATTCTATGACAGTCATACCCTGTTCCGAACGGACAAACATTAAACTTGTGCCGTTTTACTTCTCTATAATAGTCTTTTAAAAATTCTTCACTTGTTCTATCTTCGTTTGTGTATTCACGGTGTGTTGTAAAATCTTTATCTTTAAAATAGTTTAGGCACTGCCCTCTTTCTGCCTCGTTTGTGTGTGGTTGAAAACTAATCAATACACCCTTATTTGTTTCTATTTCTTCTTTGTTTACATCTTCAAGAATTTTAACATTCCCTTGAGGATTGTTGTCAAACCGCCAATGTTTATTATCAATTCCCAATGGTATTGTCTGGATTCTTGAACTGTCTGTGATGTTATTAACGGCAAACCATTTTATGACCTTATCTGTCATTCTTGATTCCCAATAAGCATCAATTGGAATATCACTTCTGCCTGTTATTAGAATAAAATTATTTTGAATTCGTGGTTCTATTGTACTAAAAAAGAAATCCAATGCTTCTGTAACAACATAAATCTTATCGCCTTCTCTTACCGTTTCAGGAGAAATGCCGTTAGCCAAATTATATACATGCAGTGTATCGTTTTGTAACATTATTGCATGTTGGCATATATTTCTGAAGGTATAAGAAGTAATATATGGATAACTGCTTACATTACTCATTGTATTGCCTTTCGTATATTCTTAATAAACCCTAACGGCGAAAGATATTCTTCCCATATTTTTCTATTGCTTTTTTGAATCTCTACTAATTCTTTTGCAGAATGTGTTCTGTAAAATTGCATAACATAATGACCCGCTTCTTGCCAGTTCTTCCCGGGCACCATAACACAATGTTTTTCCCAATCAATTTCTGATTCAAAAGGAAACACCATGTCAGTATCAATTTGAATTGGAATCCTTCCCATAGACATAACCTCATTTAATCTCATAGAAAAGTTTCCAGAACCTCTTGTACATAGAGTAAATAAATTACTCTCAATGTTTCGATAGTGTTCACTAACCGCTTGAGGTTTTGGGATACCACCCGCCCAGAAATGTTGTCTAATAATATAATCCGTTTTAATTCTTTTATCTGCTTCTAACACATAGAGAGAACCTTGTCTTACTTGGTGGTCTTTTGTTCCAAAGAATCCACAAAATCCAACAGTTGGTTCGGCAGGTGGGGTTTCTATATAAGAACCCCTAAATCTATCACAACGAAAAGGGGGAAGTGCATATTCGTGTGATTTTCTTTCGGTTCTATACATTGAAGTTCTTAATATTATACCGTCTTCTGGTTGCAACGGAAGGTCGCCAGAATAATCATCTTCAAATAGTTGTAATACTTTCTTTCCGTGTTGTCTTGCTATATCTACATAAGGCAACCCCGCATCCATATCTTCCCATACATTAAATGGGTCTGCTACAGTAGGCCAATGAGGCCATTTAAAAGGAAGAAAAACAAAATCACAATCTTCTACAGAAGTGAGTTCTATATAATCTTTACCGTGTTCTATTAATTTTTCAAATCTGGCGTGTTCATGTGGTTGAAGAACTTCTTTATTTAAACGAGCAATACCATGCTTCTCTTCTAAAAAAGGAAAAAGAGGCATTACTTCACTTTTGTTTCCCAGCCACTTAGAATCAAAAGAATCTAAATCACAATATAGTTTTAATTTATTTTCTGATGACTTCATTAAAATCCCCTGTATCTAAGTACCACATTTCATGGTCTTTGAATCTCTGAATCTTTAAATCCATACCGCTTATATAATTGTTGTGTACAATATATTTGTCATCGTTGCACATGTTATTGTCAAAATATGCCTGTCCGTTTGGAAACCATTCCATTGGTAAGACTGCCAATTTCAAATCTTTCAATCCTTCTATTTGGTTTTTGTTAGCATATATTTCATTGAACGATGCTTGGTCGCCTGTGGACTTTCCTCGTTCAATGTTCTTTGCATGAAGTTTCACACATTCATCATAAAATTTTAATGTCCGTTCATTTGAACGAATGAACACTACACCTGTGCATAAACTGTGCCACCTTCCTTGACTGTCAGAATCGTCTTGAATCATAATATCAAACGATTCAGCGTCAGGTATATTGGTGACAAATTCCATTGGATTCTTAAAGGCAACAATATCAGTGTCCAAGTAAAATACATTACTGCCACCTTTAAGTGCATCTATAATTGATTGTATTTTGTAATGAACTACTCTATGAAACCCTGTCGTATTCCAATCTTGATATTCGTCAAGGGTTTCGCCATCAATTAACTTGACATTAAGATTGTGGGATTTGAGTTTTTCGTAAGAGTTTTCATCAGCGGCATATAATAAAATATCCTCATCTGCTACTCCAACTTTCTTCAAACTGTATATGCAATTCAAGCACATATCTGAAGCGCCGTCATTGGTATATAATAAAAACCTATTATTCATAATAAAAAACCTTTTAGGTTAAACTGTCAAGACATCAAGATTAAAATTATTTTTGATGTGACTCTCAAATATTTTTTTATCGTATTGGTACACTTCTGGACTTTCCTGTTCGGTGTGCATTTCATCTGCTTCTGGGTGTCCACCGGGAAGCCACTCATGCCTGATAATGCAAAGATTTAAATTGACCAATTTTTTCAATAATCTACAAACTGTTGTTTGCTCATCGTCTGCATATACTGATTTATATTCTGGATGATAAATGTGACCCATCTTTTTATAGACAGGATAACTCAATACTGCAAGTGTCATGATTCTTGGCCAGTCTGGTCTAAGTCCATCATTGAAGTTTAATGCGCCGTCACATTCTGGAAAATGTTTTTGCATGTTCTGTACTATAATGTCATCATAATCTTTTATCTGTGGAATCATATCATCGGAGAAAAGTAAAAGAATATCAAATTCTTCTCCGTCCATATCTTTATTTACTGCTTCTATTTTAGATTTAGAATCCCCGTACTTACATTCCAATTCATAGTAACCTGCCTCTTTGCCTTTGGCGTTTACATCTTCCATCCATTGTCGCATTTCATCTGTATTCATAGTTTCGTCATCCAAATCAGCAGTGACTAGAATACGAACATAATGATTACCAGATAAGAAGTCAATGTACTTTGAAATTACTTCTTTGAATTTCTCTGGACGACTTCGTGTTGGTGCTTTAATTAGTAGTTTTGGTTTTTTCATAATATATTTTCCTTGGTTTTACTTTGAATTACCTATATGGTATTTAGGACACAATTCCCAATTTTCCTTTTCCTTGAACGGTAGAATCTTAATTTGATTCATTGGTGTAATTGGTTCTTCACACGAATCACAATCTACAATTTCCAATAGTTCCCACTCGTCTAATAATCCTACAATGGCATTTCTTCTTCCAATATCATTTTCGGATATGTCTGTTTTAAGCCCATCAAGTGCAAACAGTTCCTTAAAATGGACGATGTAATACTTTCCTCTTTTATGGAGGATGTGGCAGGTTTGGTAAAGTTTATTTTCTTTTCTTGATGATATCCCTATTCGAGTAAGTGTTTCTCGAATTTTCAGAAAATCATCATCGTTATTAAGTGTCACTTCAACCAAATCTTCGATGCCTATTTCTCTATATTCTTGCATGATATGTAAATCCTATACTTTTAATAATTATTATATGTATTTATATATCAAAAATAGAGGTTAGGTCATTTTTGAGATTCATACCACTTTGCGGTCATTTCTAATCCTTTCCATATATCAATTTTCGGCGAATAATTTAATACTTCTTTTATCTTGTCAATTGAACCATATGTGCATCGAACATCCCCTGGTCTAAATGGATATTTGGCATAGCAAGATTTATCCAAATGGTATCTATTAATAAACCAATCTAAAATATCAACACACGATGTGGTTTCACCACAAGAAACATTGAATGATTCTCCCATAAATTCTCCTTCATAGTATGTCGATTTAATTATGGCATCCACTATATTATCAATATAACAAAAATCTCTTGATTGACTTCCATCTCCAAATAATTTCAATTCTGTTTTATTCTTTACTGCATCTAACCATGCACATATAACTGTTGCATATGGATTATCGCCTGTTTGAAGTGGACCATATACCGTAAAGAATCTAAGGCAAACCGTATCCAAGTCATAAAGAGTCGAATATAAACTACAAAAATCTTCGGCAGTTTTCTTTTGTAGGGCGTACGGTGATATTGGATTTAATGGTAAATCCTCTGTAACTGGCAAAATCTCCGAGTTTCCGTACACTGATGACGATGATGCAAATACAAATCGTTTTACTTTTCCTTTTACACATGCATCTAAAAGTTCTACTGTTTTTACTATATTCTCTTTGGTAGTTTCTACTGGGTGTTCTATTGAATATGGCACTCTTGGAACTGCCGATAGATGGATAACAACATCAAACCTGCCATCTTCAATCCATTCGAGAGCATCTGATGTATCCATACAAAAAATATCTTCGTCATTACCAAACTGTTCTATTAAACTGTTGACATTCTTTCGTGACCTATCTACTACTACAAAATCCAAATCACTATCTCTCATATAGATTGATAAATTCTGTCCAATAAATCCTGCACCGCCTGTTATTAATACCTTCGTGGTCATTCTGTGCCTTTATATAAGGATTCGATTTCCTTCAAATCTTCCTTGCTTAAAAATGGAAGAACATCTTTAGCCTTTTGATATGAATAGTTAAAATGCTTCTTGATAATTTCCAACTCTTTTATCTTTTCAGTTTTCATCCATTTGCTATATCGTTTTCTCTTACGAATAGTATTAATTAAATAGTCATATTGAAGTTTCTTGTCAATATTTGCGAACCTATTCATCTCGTTCACATGAAAAATAGTATCCGGGAAATACGACAAACATCTGTTTACGATATAGGGGGTGTATTCTTTTTCTGCCGATTCATCATCGGTGTCTAAAAGATTTTCCTTTGTGTGGTTTATTGAATTGAGATAATCTCCAAGTTTCATTATACCTGATAGTATCCTTTAGGAATTTGAGATTCGTCATTGATAATGGCAACAATAAAATCGGCATTAGTATATGATAATCCATTCATTGATACTGTTTTATTTTTATCATAAAACACTGTATCGCCTTTTGACATTGGTGGAACTTGCATTTCACCATCTGATAATTGTATACCATTTCCTACACTAATTACTGTGCCTATTGCAAATGGTTCTTTGTTTCTCATTCCTTCTACTATAATACCTGAAGCCGTTTTTGTCTGTGCTTCCATTTCCTTTAGTATTACAATTTTTCCGATTGCCTGAACTGGGTCTTTTTCTATCTTTGTCATTATATTTTCCTATTTAAATTCACAATGCATCATCAATTCTGTTAGACATGCGGTTAAATTAATTTCATGGTCGGCTACAAATGCCGCCTTATACTGATACTCTGCTAGAACTAATACCGACTGTGGTATAGATTGCTTTGTCAGTGTACTATTCGTTCCTTCGTAGATTTTTCTAAACAATTGTGTATGGTCATTGTCAATATTATCCACTACCCATTTTCTAACCTTACTAAAATCTTTGGTCTTCATTGCATCTATCAAATCTGTGATTTTTATATCACCTATTTGTGATAGTATACCAACATCTATCGTTCCTGCAACCGAATATCTTTGCAATTCATTAATAATTCTTCGGAAGTCGGGAAAATAGTTCATAACAAGTTCGGCAAGAACTTTTTCCTCGTATCCAACTCCTTCGTTATCTAAAATCATTTTGATTCGTTCAAGAAGTTGAGATGCCAACTTTGGTTTTTCTTTAGTTGGTATCTTAAATTCGATACAAGTACATCTAGAATGAAGAGGCTGGATTATTCTATTCTTATAATTACATGTTAGAATAAACCTACAGTTGTTTGAAAATTCCTCGATGAACCCACGCAAGGCAGGTTGTGTTGATTGGGCATTGCTATAATCAAATTCGTCAAGAATGACAACTTTCTTTCCGCCCGATAAAGAAACTGTACTGGCAAAATTACGAATCTTTGTTCGGAGTGTGTCGATGTTTCCATCTTCCGAACAGTTTATCATAATATAATCTGTATCGAGTTCGTTGCAAAGTGCTTTTGCGATTGTGGTTTTCCCGCAACCTGCCCCTCCTGAGAGAAGCAGGTTTTGGGATTCCCCAGATTCCACTATACTGTGGAATGTTTTCTTTATATTGGCAGGTAAAACACAATCCTCAATTGTTTGTGGTCTGTATTTTTCTACCCATAAAAAATCTTTAGTCATTGTATCAGACACTTGTTAGTTCTTCCTTTCCATTGAAATTGGTCTGTCCATTTCTTCTGCTTCTGTTATTTGCGGTAGTGCATAGACAATTTTAAAAAGGTGGTCGTGGTCATAATCTAATACTCCCATTTTATCACAAAGAGAAATCCAAAGATTTTCAATAGAATTATTAAGATTTTTCCTTGATTTTAGAACATCTCCGCCAGTTGTAACAGGATTTAAGATAATATACTGTACATCGTCTGTATCCTTGTTAAGAAGTGTCATCAGTGACCGTTCAACTGTTCCTGTTTTGAAAATCCACCAATGTCCACCATGTTCGTGCAGTTTACATTGTGGTAGATTTGCCAGTATCCATCTCTTTGATTCTTTGTCTGGATAATCTTTAAAAATTTGATGTACACCATTTCGTTCCATTACTTTTGTAATCAATGATGATTTTCTTTGAGTGACTCCTTGTTGAAGATTGTGTACTTCGCATAACCATTCGTCAATTAAAGATTCTTCAAAGTTGCCATTCTCATCGTTAAAATCACCTCGTTGCAAAAGTAAAGAAGCGTTTACAATGATACTTTTGTCTGATGATTTTTTGGACGGATTATGTTTATTTGATTTTAACTGAAAAGTAATTCTGGATTTATATTCATTGTTTGTATCAATTTCATAAACATCAAAAACATATTCGTCTACATCTTCCCATAAAGCGGCAACACGATGATGACCGTCAAGCAATCTGTATTTTTTAATTACTCCATTGTGTTCGATGGGGGTTTCTAAAATTTCAACAGATGGCAGCGGACAGAAAATATCTACTCCATCTTTAAAAGAATACCGCAGGTCGGCGATATGTTTTGCATCTATATCTCCCACTCTGGCTGTATTTTGTGAACGAGATAATTCGTCCAACGGTTCAATAATCTCGCTGAACTTAATTTTTCTTGCCTCAATGTGTGTTACACCGTCAGTGGTGACAATTTTTCGGTTTTCTGGAAGGTCCGACACTTCAAACTGATTAATATTAGGCATATTAGCCTCCTTTATTAAGTTTGGATATAGTTCATTCGCACCGTGCGATATTTGCTTATCCGTTTTAAATATATACACAACAATTTACTGTATAGTTGTGTGTGAAATTACTCCGTCATCGTAAACATAATCAACATGTTTATTATTTCTTTTTTCTACTTGCTCTGCAATCCATTTGTAGGTTTTTTCCATTCCTTCTAAAAGAGATTGAGATGGCGACCATCCCATCTTTTCTTGGAATAGTGCATTATCAGAATTTCGTCCTCTTACACCTTCTGGTCCTTCGATATTTTTAATGGTAAGAGTTTTACCAGAGATATCAATCGCCATTTGTGCAAAATCATTAATGGCAATCATTTCTTCTGAACCGATATTTACTGGTTCACAGAAATCAGATTCCATCAATCGTAAAACTGCTTCTACGCATTCATCGATGTAAAGGAACGAACGAGTTTGTTTACCATCACCCCATACTTCAATATCAGTACCGTCTTCTGCCATTGCAGCCTTACGGCACATTGCAGCGGGTGCTTTTTCTCGTCCACCGTCCCAAGTTCCTTCAATACCAAAGATATTGTGGAATCGTGCAACACGAACATTCAACCCCTTGTTTCGTGCAAATGCAAGGAACACTCGTTCACTGAACAGTTTTTCCCAACCATATTCACTGTCAGGATTGGCAGGATATGCAGAATCTTCTGTACATTTTGGATTGTCAGGGTCTAGTTGATTGTGTTCTGGATACATGCAAGCAGATGAAGAATAAAACAGTTTTCTTGTTTTATGTTTTACTGCTCGTTCTACAATGTTTAGGTTAATTAGTGCAGAGTTGTGCATAATGTCTGCATCATTCTCTCCAGTGAAAACAAAACCTGCACCACCCATATCGGCAGCGAGTTGATAAATTTCATCGTAGATGAGTTCACCAGTATCTGTCTGGTCGAACTTACCATGCCCTAATGATTTTTCTGATAGTTTGTTTCTTTTTACCCCATCTGGATAAATTTCAAATAAGTCATCGCAGACTTTTTGACTACGCAAATCACCGATGACAAAATCATCAGCAGGAGATTCATCATACTCTGTGTATTTTAAATCACAAACACGAACCCAATGTCCTTCATTTTTAAGTCTTTTAACTAGATGACTTCCAATGAAACCACCACCACCGCATACTAAAATTGTTTTTCTTTTCATTGATTTATTGTCCATTATATGTTGAATCTGATTCGAGTGCAACCCAATATGTAAGGGTTTTGTTTGTATTTACAAATCTACTCACAACTTTATCTGTAATTGAAACTTGGTAATTGCCTGACATCATTTTAAGATTTTCTACTTTAAAGTGAAATTCAAAGTCGGATTCTTGTCCACTTAAATCTTTAATGTCAATAGAATAACTATTAGAAGTAACATCTTTTCGGTCATGTACAAACATTTCTGCACCCTCATCGGTAGACCGTACCGTCAGGTCGGGTAGTTGAAGTACAGAACCTGCACGAAGTAATTCGGTATAATCAGATTCTGTTAATTCAAAATCAATCACTGATTCTGGCATATTTAATTTCTTGTTTGCTGTTGTCAATAGATTCGGTTCACTGTAAAAATACTTTACCGATGAGCCATTTCCACCACTGATAATAACATACTTGTTGTTGAATTGAAACTCTGGATTGGTGAATAAACTAACCGTAGAAAGAAACTTATTCAAGTCCCAAATGCCGAATTGTGTATCAAAAGTTTCTGATACTTCTGCCTCTGCTAATACATTCTTGACTGGTGAAATTGTTTTGATTACATTTCCCGGTTCTACTAAAATGTTGGAATTAATAGAGGCAAAGTTTTTCAATACCTCTAGTGTTTCCTGTGAAAGTTTTGTTGCTGTTGCTGTTGTCATATTATATAATTCTCCATTGGTTTAGTGTTCTTCTTCGACATAATCCTGATACGAATCCACATCGACTGTGCCATCCATTATACCACGCAAAGCGTCTTTGTCAAAATGTCTTTTTGATTTTCTCTTATGTTTTTTTCTATTACTGCCAGATTTAATATCACGAACATCATCATGATGATTCTCGTTGTTTCTTTGTTTATTTTTGTTCTTATTTGGCATTAGAAATCCCCAATGTATTCCATAAGATTTTTTAACTTCTTGTCGATAAAATAATTCAAAAGATTTTCTCTTCCTTTAGTTTCTTCTATATTATACTGTTCTAATATCTCATCTTCATATTCAACAGGAATATAAGAGAGGTCTAT